AGGCAGCAACATCTTTTAAGACAACCGCTTTAGTCAGCTTGCTATCTTCTGCTCGCGATGGCTTAAATAAAGTAGGCAACGCCCCATTAGCAACGGCAACCGCTCTGACCATACACCTTTTTAGCAGCGTTAGAGACCTTTGCTTAAAGGCAGTAAGGCTAATCGAAAAGAAAGAAAAACTGGAGAAAATAATGCTTGGAGGAGATCAAGATGCAAAAGGAAGTTAATTCGCCAGAAGTGTGGCTACGCATGCGCAATGAGTTTGGTGAGAACTACCCTCGTGAAGGTAGTCGATGCCTATTCCACCTCTATAGCCGTGCGTCTTTTCGCTATGAGAAGGACGCTGACCGAACACGCCACGCTAAACGCACGACAAATGGACGCTTCATGTTCGACATCCGTGCGTATGGGTATCGCTACGGCTTGAGGGTGTACTTGCCAGAATATTGCTGTTCGGTGTCGGTCAATGACGTTCAGGCTTGGTTGCATGCTGCGGGACCCGACTACTACAACGGTTATGGTCGTGATGGTGAAGAGAGCTTTTTGAAGAACTAAGGGGTGACGGATGGATGAATTGGAGCGGTTATTGCAAAACTGGGGGCGATGGGCGCGAGAAGGGTCTAACCATAGAAACGTCTCTAGTACGCTCGTCATCATCAACCGATTGAAGCTCTACTCCAAAGGAGAAAACGATGAGGAGCAGGCCGAGAAACCCATCTCCTGCTCTTCACCACCTCCAGATGAAGCAGATGCCATAAGGGTAGACAAAGCCTTTTGCCAACTGCCTTCTATACGCGTTGACGACCGACAAGGACGCGATCTCTTGCGCACTATGTACCTTAAGCCGTGGGTGAGCTTTCCAAGCGCATGCCGACGGGTTCGAGTGTCAACTAAAAAGGGCAGAGAACTCATGGAGAAGGCACGGCAAAGACTGGGGTATATTCTTGATTCAGAATCGCCCCCTACCTATTAACGACAATTTGTAGATATGGTATACTTCAGTTATCAATTGTTGACTCTCATAAGAGCAGACCTTATGACTAACGAGCGCCGGGGGCGCTTTTGGCATGCCTGAAGAAAACAGGATGCTCGTTAAGGTCGAGCCGATGAAAAACGAGATTGGTACTAGTGGTTGTATGTCTGGGTGATCTCCAGAACTCTCCTTTGAGCCCTGCAGGTAGAAATACTTGCGGGGCTTTTTCTATTGGTCTTTACATGCCGTTAATGAAGTTATGCGGATATCCGGGGTGTGGTCAGCTCATCCCTCAGGGTGAGAACTATTGCCCGCTCCACAAGAAGAAGGCAGCAGAAAACAAGAAAGCCTACCAAGCTCAACGCGAAAAACAAAGAACTTGGTCAACAGGTACTTCAGCTCAACGTGGCTATGGGTACCGATGGCGTCAAGCCCGACAAGCCTTCTTAAGGCAACATCCCTTCTGCATTGAGTGCGAGAAGAGAGGTATCATTAAACCAGCGACCGACGTAGACCATATCAAACCACACAAAGGCGATATGGCTCTCTTCTGGGATCAAAGCAACTGGCAACCTTTATGCCATACATGCCATAGTAAAAAGACCGCTAGAGAAGATGGTGGCTTTGGGAACAGCGAACTATGAAACGAGATTGGAATATTATCCGAGACCTATTGAAGGCGACAGAGGAAGACCGTTTACTTGAGTTCCTCGATGACAAAGACGCTGAGGTGGATCGCGCTAGCACTGAAGCGGAGCGTGAGAAACTAGAGAAAATTAGTTTTGACTACTATGGTCATCTTGAGCTCCTTATCGATGATGACGCTATTCGCGGCATCACGGTTGATTGCTCGAACCTTGGGAACTGGAGCTATGGCGCTGGTCGTCCAAGGTTATCCACATCTGGCTTTGACTTGCTCGATGCGCTGCAGTCCAAGACTGTGTGGACGCGAGTGAAGGATTATGCCAAAGAGAACACACTACCGATCACTGGCGCATTGGTTCGTGAGGTTCTATTAAGAGCCATACAGTCACAGATTTAATAAAGCATATTTGTAATACAGAAAATGGGTGGGGCGGGTCAAAAGTCGAAGTGAAAGAGCGCTAGACCGCGCCCTAACCCAATTTTTTGTGCGTGCAAAATTCTGAGCGGGTTTTTCCGAAGGGGGAAGCCCGCTTTTTTGTGGAGGTTTTTGATGGGACGACCACGGAAAAGTGACGCTGAGAAAGCAGCTCGTGGGACTTTGCAACCATCACGAACACTCAGCGCTCGACATAAAAACATGTTGTCGAGTGACGCCACGCTCATCGCGACAGAGCCACCAAGTGGGCTGACGAAAGACGCGAGAGACGCGTGGCAAATCGCCGTCGCCTTTACTCCAAAAGGTCTCTTAACTCCTACGGACGCGCCGATTCTGGAGCGATGGTGCAGAAATTACGCGCTCTATCGCAAGTACCAAAAACGGTTGGAGTCCAGCACCACCGATCTGATTCTCGTCACCGAAACATCGACGGGCGCGAAGAAGGAATACATAAACCCCTTATTTACAGTCCTCGATCAGATCGAGAAACGACTAGTCATGCTAGAGAAGGAGCTTGGGTTCACGCCAGCTTCGCGCGCGCGTGTGAGGGCGCAAGTTCCTGAGGAAGAAGAAATAGATGAGTTCTCCAACTTCTAAAGACTATTTGGCCATCGCCAATAAGTACATCGACGACGTGCTTAATGGGGTAATTCCAGCCAAGAAAGAGGTGCGTTTGGCGTGCAGTCGACAGAAGAAGGACTTGGTTAAGTACGGCAAAAAGAACTCTATCTATTACTTCAATGAGGATGAGGCAAATCGCATCTGTCGATTCATCGAGCTACTTCCGCATACCAAAGGGGAGCTTGCAGGGCAACCGATCAAGCTTGAACCGTGGCAAGTGTTCATTCTGACAACGGTTTTTGGGTGGAAGCGCAGGGTAGATGATGGTCGCCGTTTTCGTCGCGTGTACATCGAAGTGCCGCGTGGGAATGGAAAAAGCTCCCTGTCTAGTGGCGTTGCTCTCTATTGTCTGGTAGCAGATAGGGAACCTGGGGCTGAGGTCTATTCCTTTGCTACGACCCGAGATCAGGCAGGCATTGTGTTTGGTGACGCCAAAGTGATGGCGCAGAAGTGCGCTGCTTTACGAAAGAAATTTGGTTTGGAAGTACTGGCACATTCCTTATATGTCAAGGACACCAATAGCTCCTTTCAAGCGAAGAGTGCTGAAGGCTCGACATTGGACGGCTTGAATACGCATCTAGCCATCATCGACGAGCTTCACGCCCATAAGACACGAGACGTTTATGACGTGGTGGAAACGTCCCTTGGGAAGCGTCGTTCATCGCTCCTCTGGTGTATCACCACAGCGGGTTTCAATACTTCTGGCATTTGCTACGAAGTACGAACAATGGCGCGAAAGGTGCTTGAGGGTAAGGTCAACGACCCAACTCAGTTTGCCGTGATCTACGGCATTGATGATGAGGATCCTTGGGACGATGAGAAGTCCTTGATCAAGGCTAACCCCAACTGGGGCGTCTCTGTGAGACCTGAGATGATCATCTCGCTCTTGCAGAAGGCGAAGGCTCTTCCCTCTTCTATTAACAACTTCAAGACAAAGCATCTGTGTGTCTGGTGTGCAGCCGCAAGCGCATGGATGGACATGGCCAAGTGGAACGCTTGTGCCGTCCCTGAGCTGTCGCTCGATGACTTCATTGGGGCGCCCTGCTTCATTGGTCTTGACCTTGCAGCAAAGAACGACATCACAGCGAAGGTATTGGTCTTTCCTATGGACGGCGGTAACTACGCAGTCTTTGGGAAGTACTACCTCCCTGAAGTTGCTATTCATAACGGCACTAACGCCCAGTATTCAGGGTGGGCAGCCGAAGGGTTGATCACTGAGACCCAAGGCGCAGTCACCGACTTTGAGCAGATTGAAGCTGACCTCAGAGAGGATCTCTCCACCTTTGATGTTCGAGCGATCGCGTATGACCCTTGGAACGCCACTCAGTTGGCGACGCGTCTAGCTAACGATGGCGCGCCAATGGTGGAGTTTAGGAACAGTGTGATGAAGCTTTCTCAGCCGATGAAGACGCTTGAAGCCCTCATCCAGGGCAAGCAGATCACCCACAACGGTGACCCAATTCTCACTTGGATGATGAGCAACGTGGTGGCGAAGGTCGACGCCAAAGACAACATCTTTCCTCGTAAGGAAGTCAATGCCAACAAGATTGACGGCGTTGTGGCGACCATTATGGCACTGGGTGTGGCTCTCGAAAACCCTGTGGTGACTATGGACTTTGACGGAGAAGACGACCCCTTCTCTGGATTTGAGTGGTAACTATGTTCTCTAAATTCACAAATTGGATTACTTCTTGGGGAAGTGGTCTCTCGACTGGAAAAGGTCAGCAGATCACAGCACCTCAGCAAGTCATCTTTGACCACCTCGAAAACGTTGGGACAGACCGTGGCCTTCAAATCGCTGCGGTCTTTGCTTGTGTGGAGCTCTATGCCAACACGATAGCTAGTCTCCCGATTTTCGTATACCGCGACAAGGCGGATGGGCGCCGAGAGGAAGAGCGAAAGCACCCACTTTGGGCGCTTCTGCACAAGCGTCCTAATGCGTGGATGACTCCTTCTGACTTCAAGGCGACGCTAGTCATTAACTACGTCCTGCGGGGCAACGCCTACGTGTTGATCCACTGGAACAAGAACGGTAAGCCTATCGCGCTTGAACCGCTCCCTGCGGAGCAGGTGACGGTCTCGATGGTTGATGGTGAGCTTATCTACAAGTTCCATAAGGACGGCACAGACACCTACTACCAAGCCAAGGACATCATCCACTGGAAGGGGGCAGGAAACGGCATCGTTGGGCTCTCCAAGCTCGACTACATGCGTGCCTCTCTATCGGAATCGGTCAATGCGCAGATGAATGCGACACGCCTCTTTGGGGCTCGATCGAAGCCTTCTGCAGTGCTCCAAACCGACATGGTTTTGAGTGCCGACCAGACCAAGGAGGTGGTGAAGCGATTCAAGAGCATGGTCGAGTCGGGTGGCTCTCTCGTGATTGCCGACCGTGGCTTGAAGTACACACCGATGTCTCTCACTCCTCAGGACGCGCAGTTGCTCCAGTCTCGTCAGTTCTCGGTTGAAGAGATCTGCCGTTGGTTTGGAGTACCGCCAGTGATGATTGGGAGCAGTGGCGCGACCACTTGGGGAAGTGGCATCACGGAAATCAAACGAGGCTTCCACAGTCTCTCTCTCGCTCCTATGTGCAAGCGCTTTGAAGAAGCCTTTGCGCTGAAGTTGGTTAAGGCAGAAGAAGACCTAACCATTGAATTTAACTATGACGCTCTCTTAAGAGCAGACCCACAGACACGCTCTCAGCACGAAGCAACGCTAGTCCAGAACGGAATCATGACGCGTAACGAAGTGCGGCAGCTTGAAAACCTCCCACCGATGCCAGGTGGAGATGTACTCACCGTCCAAAGCAACTTGGTGGCGATCGACAAGGTCAGCCAGATCGGTGAAGGGTCGAACACTCAGGGTTCTAACGACGGATCCACGATTAAACAGTGAGGCAACTATGGCAATGGAAATTAAGGCCGTAAATCTTGAAAACGTAAGTGTTGAAGGCCGAACTATTACTGGCTACGCATCTGTGTTTGGTGGCGTGGATTCTTATGGCGACACCATCCATCAAGGGGCTTTTGCCGAAGCTTTGAAGAAGTACGGCACCCCGAAGATGTTCTTTAACCATGAAACGCAAGACATCCCGATTGGGAAGTGGTTAAGCGTCGAGGAAGACGAGAAGGGTTTGAAGGTCGTCGGTGAGATTGGCACCGCAAACCCGAACAGTGAAAACATCTTGAAGGCCATTCAAGAGGGCGTTGTAGACGGTCTCTCGATTGGCTTTTTTTTGAGTCGTGATGGCTACGAGTACAAGGATGATCAAGGTCGAGACATCACCAAGGTTGCTCGACTTCATGAGATTTCAGTGGTGACTTTCCCAGCTGATAACTCCGCACGCATCGCCGAAGTGCGCTGTGAAGAGATCAAAGATCAGCTTAAGGAAGTCAAAACAGAACGAGATTTGGAACACGTCTTGAGGGATTTAGGACTGTCCAAGAGCCTAGCTCAAGCGCTATGGGCGAAGGCAAAGGACGTAATAAGTGCTCAGAGGGATTCTGAGGATGTTACAGCGTCTCAACTTGAAAAGGCTGCCGACCTTGTGGCACGCCTCAACAATTTAACGAAGGAATAATGTAATGTCCGAAATTGAAAATTTAACTGCCCAGCTGGAGAAGGTCTCCAAGCAACTGGACAACACGGCATCTTCTGCTGACGTGAAATCGCTTATGGAAAAGCAAGAACAGTTAGCCAAGCAGATCGCCGATCTTGAACAGAAGAGCGTTCACGAAGAGCGAAGCCTATACGAAGTTCTTGGATACGAATGCTCGCACCGAAATCACGCTTGAAACGCGTGGTGATCCGATGTTGACAGGTACGGCGGCTCCTGGCGTGATCGTTCCGTACTACAAGCCTGGTATCGTTGAGCAGGCCACCCGCCCGTTGACGATTGAACCCCTCTTCACGAATATCCCGATCTCAACCAACTCCTTTGTGTATCAGCGTGAAGAGCCTGCTTCTTTGAAGGCAGCGATTACGAAGGAAGGTGCTGAGTATCCTGAATCGTCCGTGAAGCTCTCCTCGAAGCAGGGCAACATCTATGACGTCACGCACTCTGCTCGAGTGTCTCGTCAGTTGATTGCTGACCTTCCTGCCTTCTCTGCCTTCTTGAATAAGCGTATGGCCTATGGCGTCAATCGCGCCGTGGAAGATGAGTTGGTGAAGGGTGATGGTTCCGATCTCCACTTAGCGGGCTTGTTGCACGACGGCAACTATGTGCCTCACGGTGCCAAACAGGCCTCTTTTGGTACTGCCACTGCTAACCTGACCGACTTGCTCTTCTATGCCTCTACGAAGGTTTCCGTAGCTGGGGGCTACGTCAACTGCTACTTGGTCAATCCGATGGATTGGTTCAAGTTGAGCATCTTGAAGGATTCGACTGGTCAGTACTTGGTCGACACGGCTAAGGATTCTGGCATCTCCTACTTGCGTGGTATCCCTGTGATTCAGTCTCAGGCTATTCCCGAAGGTAAGTTCCTTGCCATGGATACCGTCCAGTACGGCACGATCTACAACCGAGAAGAACTCACGATTGAACTCTTCAAGGAAGACCGTGACAACGCCGTGCGTGGCTTGATCACTGTCGTGGCAACTCGTCGCCTTGGCTTTGCAGCTGAAAATCCTGCTATGGCTTGTGGTGGTGATTTGATCCTCCCGACGGCTTAATTAGCCGACTAACCAAGAGAAGCCCTGCCTGATGGTGGGGCTTTTCTTCAGGGGTGTACCTATGAAAATCGAAGTTAAACGCGGGCTCATGTCTCTAGTGGGCACTTTTAAGGAAGGCGACATTGTGGATATCGCCGATGTCTATGCCAACAACTTGATCAAAGCAGGTTACGCCGTGCCTTACAAAGAAACCATTTTGGTCACGAAAGAGGTAAAGGATGACAAGCCTAGTAACTCTCGCCGAAGCAAAGGCACATCTAAGGGTCGAGCACAATCTTGATGACGCTCTCATTATGGGGCTGTGCGAAGCGTACAGCGACCAGTGTGAGCACATGCTTGAGCGAAAGGTGTTGGGTGAAGGTGGGTTGGCTGAAACGGTTGAAGGTGTGCCTTGGGGCATCAAACTGTGGATCCTGGCACACGTTAATACCTCGTATGAGAACCGTGAGAGTGCAGGGACTCAGGAACTGAAGACCTACGCGCACTTAGGCGGGTTACTCGATCCATTTAGACATTGGGAGCCACTCGATGATTCTACCGACCGTTGGTGAGCTTAATGAACGAGCGACGCTCTATCGCGTTGAGTCCGTCCCTAATGGGGATTGGGAGACCAATAATAAGCGTCATTTGATCGCTGTTGTTTGGGCGAAGGTCGAGGTCATTGGCGGGTCTCAGTACTTGGACTCCATTAATACCGAGAGCGCCGTCACGCATCGCGTCTATGTGCGCTACGTCAAGGGCTTCTCCAGTCCACTGGACTTACAGCAACTCACAGAAATAGACATCGATGGCTTCACTTATCGTGCCAAGCGCATCACCGATGTCAACAACGTCCATCGCTTCACGCTCATTGAGTGTGAGCAATGGCAGGCGGTAACTGAAGATGGCAATTGAGTTCACCTTAGACAAGCCGATTAACTTTCCTCAGCTTGATAACAAGGTTATTAAGAAGGGGTTTAGGAATGTCGGTCGAGAGGTCACCAAGATCGCTCGTAAGAACGTCAGTCGTCGAGGTGTCGTCTCGAAGCCTGGTGAGTTTCCTGGGCTTCACTCTGGTCAGCTACGCAAAACCATTAAAGCTCGAGTTTCACGCTCGGGCTTTTCTGTTTTGGTGAAGAGCTTTCCTACTGAGGAGGCTGACTATCCCTACTACGTGTTTTATGGGCACCGTGCGCCATATGCGGATCGCGTGGCAGGAGGGAAAAAAGACCGACGGCAGCACGGTAAGAAGCGCGTCGGTGACAAGGTTGCAGCGCCTCGAGCCAACTGGATCACTGCGGCTGCGGATACCTATGAACGCACTCGCTATGGTGCAGTGATGAACAAGCTCGTGACTGAGGCCATTAAACCAGGAGTGATTTTGGGATGAAGTTAAGACCTGTCATCGAAAGGTTGCGACAACGATGCCCGAGCTTAAAAGGCAGGGTTGGTGGAGTTGCGCAATACGCCATGTTGGAGTCCACCACCAAGTTAACGATGCCATATGCCTTTGTCGTTCCTTTAGGGGAAACGGCTGAGTACTTCAGCATGGCATCCGCTCAGTCATACCGTCAGACCGTGGAGGCACAGTTTGGCGTTTTGCTTTTTCTCTCCCTGAAAGGCGACAGCCGAGGGTATGACGCTTTTGAATTTTCACAAGACATCCGAGCAGAGGTGTTCAAAGCCCTGCTAGGGGCATGTCTACCAGAAACAGATGAGATCACTTTTGATCAAGAAGTGATCTTTGATGCGAACAATGCCCGACTGGTTATCCAGTGGGAGTTTAACGTGCCCTACGACATCGTGGACGAGGAAACCGCACACGGTGAAGTGTTGGAGCAATTGCCAGAGTTGGAAGGTATTGACTCTCAAATCGATCCAGCCCCGGCTGATTGGGTCGATGGTGTGCCCGTTTCTTTTCACTTTAACAACTCTAAAGGAAGCTAAAAGTGGCTATTTCTTATAACACGATTCCAGAGAACATTAAAGTTCCTCTGTTTTACGCCGAAGTGGACAACACTCAGGCGAACACTGGCGCCAACGATCTGGTGGCGCTCGTTATTGGTCAGATGACCGAAGGCACTGCAGAGGCAGGCAAGCCCGTGTTGGTCTCTAGCGACAGCCAAGGCAAAGAATACTTTGGTCGTGGCTCGATGATCGCAACGATGCTCACTGCCTACTTCAACAACAATGCAGTTGGTCAGGTTTGGGCGCTTCCGCTGGCTGATCCGAAGGGTGGCTCTAAGGCATCTGGCACGTTTACCTTCACTGGCAATGCTGGGTCTGCGGGCACTGTCTTCGCGTACATTGGCGCAACTCGCGTGGCTGTGGCAGTTGCTCAGGGCATGACTGCTAAGGAAGCATCTGAAGCTTTGGCCGCCGCAATCAACGCTAATCAAGATCTCCCGGTGACGGCTCAAGCCTCCGAAGGCAAAGACCAGTCCGTGGTGACCGTTAATGCCAAGAACGCCGGTTTACTCGGTAACGATATCAAGCTCTCGCTCAACTTCAATGGCGTTGCGTCTGGTGAAGTGTTGCCTGAAGGCTTGATGGTCGAGGTCTCCAAGGTTGCAGGTGGCGCAGGCTCGATCGCCTTTACTGGAGTGAAGACGGCTCTCGGTGATGAACAGTACGACTTCATTGCTTTCCCTTACGCTGACCTTTCCCTCTTGAATGAGTTCAAGTTGGAGATGAACGACTCGACTGGTCGTTGGTCGCCGATGCGCCAGATCTATGGTCACGTCTACAGTGCGAAGCGTGGTGCCGTTCAGGATCTTATCTCCTTTGGTCAAGGGCTTAACGATCAGCACTTGACTGTGATGGCCGTTGAGCCTGGCATGCCAAATCATCCAGTGGAAGTTCTCGGTGCTTATGTGGCTAAGACGCATCAGGCCATCCAGAACGATCCCGCACGTCCGACACAGACCTTGGAATTGGCAGGGATCTTCTCGCCGAAGCCTGGCGAACGATTCATCCTCAACCAAAAGCAGACGTTGCTCTCTAAGGGTATCGCGACCAATGCTTGTAGCAATACAGCCGTCATGATCGAGCGCGCCATTACGACTTATCAGGTCAATTCCTTTGGTGTTGCCGATACATCGTACCTTGACAGCGAAACCCTCCACACCTTGGCATACATCATCCGTCGCTTGAAGAGCGTGATTACTTCCAAGTTTGCTCGCTACAAGTTGGCTAATGACGGTACGAAGTTTGGCGCAGGGCAGGCGATTGTTACGCCGAGCATCATCAAAGGCGAAATTCTTGCTGAATACGCCAAACTTGAAGCCGAAGGCATCGTTGAAAACCTTGACGCCTTTAAGAAGGCGCTCATCGTTGAACGCAGTGCTAAGGATCCCAATCGCATCAACGTGCTATTGCCACCCGACTTGGTCAATCAGTTGCGTGTCTTTGCCACGTTGGTTCAATTCCGTTTGCAGTACTAATAGGAGTCTAAGAACATGGCAAAACGTATTGCAGGTATCTGCTATGTGACGGTTGACGGCACGCAGTTGGAGCTTAAGAGCGACACTGGGCTTGAAGTCCAGATGTCCGAAACCGTCAAGACGTCCATCATGTCTAGTAATGGCGCAACGTACTATCAAGAAGTCCCAACTGAGCAGTACATCAGTGGTGAGTTCCTTGTGCCGAAGGATTTCCCGTTTGACAAGCTTGAAACAGGGGATGACATGACCATCACGGCTGAATTAGCCAACGGCATGGTTTATACGCTCTCTGGTGCTTTCGTGGCTGACGGTTTGACCTTCAGCGCGACTGGTGGCACTGTCACCTTGAAGTTCGTTGGTAACAAGGCCGTGAAGTCCTAAGAGGTGTCGACATGATGAAAGAACGACGCGTCGTAACGCTCCCTCTCCCGTATGCCATCTACCAAGGTGACAACGAGATTACGGAGCTTTCTATCGTTGAGCCTCGCTTCTCTGACTATAAAGCCTATGGTTTCATTGCCAATGGCGAAAACATCAACATGGACGCCATGTTTGATCTAGCCAGAAAGTGCACTGGGCTCCCGCCATCGACGATTGACCAGTTGGAATCTCCCGAAATCACGAAAGTGATCTCTGTTCTAACTGGTTTTTTCGAGCCCTCGGACGAGTCGACGACCCACAGCAGTTAAGAAATGTTGTGTTTAATCTCGCTAGGTTTTGGCGTATGTCTCCTAGCGAGATTGACGATCTGCCTATTTCTAGTGTGATCGAGTACTGCGAACAAACACAACGCATCATTGATGAGGAAACGAAAGCATGGCAGACAAAACGCAGACCTTAACCGCCCGCTTAAAGCTCGTCACGTCCGATTTTAATAAGCACATCAATGAGGCCACCAAGAAGATCAAGATCATTGATCGTTCCTTCAAGGAGGTCTCTGATCGTGCGGGGGCAATTGGTCGAAAATTAGCGATCCCTTTCAGTGCTTTATCTGGCATTGGCGCAATCTCCATCAAGGGGGTGGTCAGCCAGTTTGTCACTTTAGGGGATTCGATCGACAAGGCGGCGATCCGCGCAGGTGTGACGACTGGAGCGCTCCAACGCTTACGGGTAGCCGCTCAACTGAGTGGCATGAGTGCGGAGCAGATGGACAAGGCACTCTCTAAGCTCACCTACCAGATGGGGCAGGCGTCCGCAGGGAATAATGACAACCTTGTGACAATGTTCAAGTCCTTAGGAGTCCAGTGGAAAGATAGCACTGGGAAAGCGAAGGACGCTGCATCTGTGATGCGTGAATTGGCTGACGCAGTCAAGGTCAACACGGATCCCACGAAGCGTCTTCAGATGCTCACTGGCATTTTCGGGGATAAATTAGCCGCAAACCTAGTGCCAGCCCTACAAGATGGGGCGGAAGGGCTTGACGCCATGGCTAAACAAGCTGATGAGCTTGGGTTGGTCATGTCGAACAAAGACGTCAAGGCAGCAGCCGCTTTGGGCGACAAGATGGAACTGTTCAAAGGGGTACTAGAGGGCATCACCTCGAAGGTTGGTGCTCGATTGTCTCCTACTTTGATGAAGCTCATCGACAAGCTCCAAGCGCTCGTGTTGGCTAACAAGGAAATCATCACGACCAAGATCTCTGAGGCGATTGAATCGATTGCTCGTGCAGTCGACAAAATCAACTTTGAAGAGGTCATATCGCAGATTTCTTCCTTTATTCGCTATGCAGTGAAGGGGATTGAAGCGGTTGGTGGTCTTAGCACCATCGTGAAGGTTTTCGCAGGGATTATGGCTGCACGTGGCGTGATCGCCATCGCCAAGATGACCTCTGCGGTCGTCTCCTTTGGTGTCGCACTCTATGGTGTAGTGGGGATTCCTGGACTGGTGGTTGCAGCAATTGCTGGTGCAGCCTACCTAATCTACAAACACTTTGACAAAATCAAAGCCGTGGCCACAAAGGTGTGGGCTGGCATCTCTGGCTTCCTGAAGGATCGTTGGGGCATCGACTTCAACGCTGCTTTCAAGGGGTTAAGTGATCGATTCGGCTCGCTCTTTAAGAGCCTAGGCATTGACTTTTCCTCGTTTAGTTCTTTCTTTACGAGCTCTTGGGACGCAATTTGCCGTTACGTGAGCAACCTCTGGAAGGACAGTGGGGGAAACATCTTTAAGTTCATTGCGAGCTACTTAAAGGACGTTGTCAAGGTCATTATGGGCGCTTGGAAAGCCCTTTTTGGCTTCTTTGGTGACCTCTTGGCCGAGCCAATCGCCAAAGCAAAAGCGGCCTATTTATCGTTCGAGGACTTCTGCATAAACCTCGTGAAGAAGATTGGTGAAAAGTTTGCCAGTCTCTTCACTGGCATAGCCGACATGTGGCGAAACGCCTTCACAAAGGCCGCGTCCTGGCTCCCTGATTGGATGACTGGAGGCAATAGTGCAGGGGTGAATGTGAATGTGGCCAATCCCGCTGTCATGTCGATGGCAAGTCCGACATTCCCGAATGCAACTCCGCAGGGGATGAAGGGTGAGGTTACTGTGACGGTTCGCGCAGCCGATGGTGCAACCGCGTCCGTGGACGAAATCCGTGGCCGTGGTGGGGATTTGGTCGTTAATTCAGGCGGTTCTTACGACTTTTAGTCTTTGGTCGTAAGAAGGTGTGTTGGGTTGGTCTGGGGAAACCTAGACTGACCCTTTTTTTATCTGTGAAGGCAAATAAATGGCTACTAAAGCTCAAGAACAACTGCGCACTGCGTCGTTTCGAGGCGTGACCTTCAATGTGTTGGAGACTAGCCACACGGTTGGCCGTCGTGTCATCGTGCATGAGTACCCTAATCGAGACGTACCCTTCGCCGAAGACATGGGGCGATCTGCCAAAACCTTCACGATTACTGGTTTTTATTCTGGCTATGACTACATCAAGCAGATGAAAGCCCTTGAAGAGAAGATGCAGACGAAGGGCACAGGGGAATTGATCCATCCTTGGGCTGGTCGCCTGATGGTCGTCCCTCAGAATGCCTCGATTAAGTACTCTCAAGCCCTCTTGCGTGTAGATTTTGACCTCACTTTTACCGAAAGTGGGGAGCAAAAGTTCCCTGATGAAGGGGTAAACACGAGCTATTTGGCAAAAAAGAGTGCAGAAAACCTCTTTAATACCTCGCTCAGTCACCTCTACAACACCTTGACCATCGGTAGCGCTCAAGACTTTGTGCAGTCGACTGTGGCTAAGAACATTAACAAGATGCTTGGCATCGATTCCATGACGGTTGTCAACCAGCTTTTTGGGATTTCTGATGCCCTGGCGTCTTTTATGAGGGATGGGCTGGCGCTTTTGAGCAATAGTCCCAACTCTTTTGGCGAAAAACTCGCAGGGATTCTTGGGCTTTCTCGATTTGCCACGTCCACTATGGCATGGCGCAATGTAGTTCGTGAGGCGTCCAAATTCACCAAGGACGACAGCGTGAACACCGAGTCCTCAGCGCTCTTCTCGGAAGGTACATCCGACTATGAAGAAGCCAAAGCAACTGAGGATTATGCGTCTCTCCTGCGACAAGTGATGATCTCTAATGCCGTTGGAGCGGTCGCCAACGTTGGCACGTCTCTTGATCGAGCAAGTGAATCGTCAGCCATCAAGGTGATGGCTTATGACGACCTGATCGCGATGCGCGACACACTTTTGCAGACGATTGATGAAGAGATGTTCAAGACTGACAGCGATGAGGTCTATCAAGCCTTGTTGGATTGTCGGGCATCAGTTTTTAAAGACCTAACGACCAAGGCTGAATCTCAAGCTCGACTCTTTGAAATCACGCCTCCAGGGGTTTTTCCTGCTCTGGTGATCGCCTATGACGTCTACGAAGATGCAGGTCGTGACCTTGAAATTGTTGGACGTAACAACATTGTGCGTCCAGGATTCGTGCCAGTGGCACCATTAAAACTGCTGAGTAAATAACGATGGTTGTAGATAACGATACTGTGACTGTTGAGGTGAACGGCAAAGAGTTCCGATGGTGGGAGGGCGTCACGATTGACCTTGAGCTGACAAACATCACTCGAGAGTTTGCCGTGTCGTTTACTCAAGACTTCTCTCGGGAGACACCATCAGCTTTTGATGGGCTTCCCCGTGTAGGGGATGAGGTGAAGTTGTGGGTTGGTGAAGATCTTTTGTGTACTGGCTACATCACCAAGTCTCAGTCGTCCTATTCAAGCTCCTCTGTCACTTTGAGTATTAACGGGGCTAGCAAAACGATAGATCTGGTCGAGTGTACGCTCCCAATTGGGGCAAAACATCGTGTCTCTAGCGTCTCGCTCAAAGAAGGTGTGGAGATGCTTGTGAAGAACTATGGGGTCAAGGTCGTCGATGAGGTCAAATCCTCCAAGAAAGTCTCGCTTGATGTGTCGCCGACCAAAAAGATTAAATCCGCCCTGGAGGAATTGATCCAAGGGCAGTCGATCATCCTTACCGACAACGGCAATGGTGATCTAGTCATGACTACGGCAGGTAAAGGCGGGCTGGCTCACGATGCTTTGAAGCTTGGCAGGAACGTGCTTGAGGGATCTCGAAGTGTAGATGGCAAGAGCCTCTACTCTCAATATGTTGTGGTTGGTCAGTCGACTAACGGAAATAGCGACAAAGCTGTGACAGCGAATCAGACCAAAGCAAGTGCGTCCATCGATGGGGTTAGAAAAAGAGAATGCGTGTACCAACAGAGTGGCGACGCCAACATGGGGGCAATGCTCCAACGAGCCACGCTCTTGAAGAACCACGCTATTGGGGCTTCTGAAACTTACGAGTACACAGCCCAAGGGTGGCGGCAGTCCAATGGCGACTTATGGAGTCCGAACACCACAGTTCAGGTCTATGACGACATCTTTAGAACCAGCCAAGTGTTCTTGATCGATCGCGTCACGCTGACTAAGGACAACTCAGGGACGAAAAGTAAGCTGCATCTGATTCACCCAGAGGCTTTGTTGAACACTGATGTTCCTGACCTTCCAAAGAAGGCTAGCACGTCAAGCAACGCTTCTTACCAGTTCACTCATAAGGGTGAGACTGGAGAGGCTCAATGGACTAAATAGCATGAATCTCAGTGATCTTGGCGAGCGCATTTGGGCGCTCTTGAGTCGTGGTCGTGTGACTGGTGCTGATGGCAACAAGCCTATGCGAACGCTCCAACTTGAACTCTTATCTTCGGATGCCAGAGACAATGTTGAGCACATGGAACCATACGGTTTCACAAGTGAGCCGTTTATGGAAAGCGAAGCATTGGCCGCGTCCCTTTCGGGCGACCGAAACCATACGGTTGTCATTACCGTGGCTGATCGACGATACCGCCTCAAAGCCCTTAAACAAGGTGAGGTAGCGATCTTTGACGACCAACATCGAAAGGTGCACCTTACCCGAGATGGCATTGTGATCGATGGGGTTAATTCGCCGATCACCATCAAAACTGGTGGCACCGTGGACGTAAAAGGACAAGCCATCAATCTGACGGCGTCCAACATCAAATTGAAGGCTAGCAATATCGCGCTTGATTCGCCAATGGTCAACTCTAGCGGGGCGATGAAGTCGGTCGGTGATGTGTCTGGTGCAGGCATTAGCCTCAGTCGTCACACCCACCAAGGCGATAGTGGTGGCACGACAAGCACACCTAACTAAGGAGTGGTGAAGTGGAATATTTCATCAATGGGAAAGCATCGACGTTGAGCGATTACCAAGGTGATCAGCTCGAACGAGCCGTGATCATCAGCCTATTTACATGGCGCAGGGCAGATCCTGATGACAAGTTGCCAGGATCCAGCAAGTACGGTTGGTGGGGTGACACCTACGCTGAGGTCAAAGGCGATCGCATTGGATCCAAACTTTGGTTGCTTATGCGCTCAAAGCTCACTAACGAAGTATTGGCTCAAGCAAAAGAGTATGCCGAAGAGTCGTTGCAGTGGCTGATAGAGGATCGAGTGGCAACTTCTGTGACGGTTGAAGTGGCGCGTGGCGGGTTAGACCAACTCAACTTGAAAGTGATTATTGCGAAGCCCGATAAATCTGAATTGAATTTGAGATTCCAGAACGTATGGGAGAAATAAATGCCTTTTGAACGTCCTTCTTTAGAGAAGATCACCAACCGCATTAACGCCGACCTAGAGGCACGGTTGAAAGTCTCTCAGCTACGTCGATCTGATGCCAAGGTATACGCCCAAGTGCTTGCTGGCATCTCTCACGGTCTTCACGGATTCATCGAATACATCGCGAAGCAGTTGTTTTTTGATTCCGCAGAAGGTGAATTCCTCGATCATTGGGGCTCGATCTTTGGGATATACCGAAAAAGCGCATCTAAGGCCACTGGTGAGGTGGCCTTTGTTTTTACTGGTAAGGACGCAGTGGAAATCCCGATTGGATCTATCCTCCAGTCTGAGACTGGTCAGCAATACCAAACTACGAGTCCTGCAGTTGGGTCGATCGTTCATGTAGAGGCACTTGTCGCAGGGACAGCAGGCAACCTTTCCTCTGGAGAGCAGCTTTCCCTCATCTCCACGATCTTGGGCGTGCAGTCGACTGTGGCGTCCAACGGTATCGGTGGAGGTGCTGAAAAGGAAAACGATGATTCATTGCGTACACGCCTTTTGGCTCGCGTTCGAGAACGCCCCCACGCAGGGACGAAAGCGGACTACGAGGCTTGGGCTTTGGAAGTGCCAGGCGTCACCCGAGCTTGGGTATACCCGCTTGAAGGTGGCGACGGCAATGTGGTCGTCCGATTCGTTTGTGACGGCTTAACTAACATCATTCCTGATGCCCAGATTATCGAGAAGGTTCAGAACCATCTGGATGAAGAACGACCAGTGACGGCTCGTGTGAAGGTCTACGCCCCATCGACGCAAAAGATCAACTTCACGATCTCCAATCTTGAACCGGAAAACGAGACGGTTAAGGCACGCATCCGTGAGGCTTTGATCTCGCTCTTTAAGCAAGAATCCGCGCCAGGGAAGCGCCTTTATCTGTCGCATATTCGAGCGGCCATTAGTGGCGCAGCAGGTGAAGTTGACCACACGTTGGTTAGTCCTGACGCAGATATCGTGCCAAAGACTGGTGTCTTGCCAATGGTAGGAGATATTACATGGCGGTAACGGCTCAAGAGTACACACAACAGATCAAGCAGATGCTTCCTCAGGGGTTGGCTTGGAATGCTGACGACACTGCATCGTGCATGGCTTTGATGTTGGAGTGTTGGGCGATGGAGTTCTCTCGCATTGACGGCCGTGTAGAAGCCCTCATCAATGAGGCAGATCCTCGACTGTGCATTGAGACGTTCCAAGAGTGGCTCACTCAATGGGGCGTGCCTGACGATTGCTTGAAGGCTTGGGGAACGGTGCTCATGGATGAGTTAAGCCCTCAGATGTTGCGACAAGCCCTCGTCCAAAAGGTCACCACGATTGGGAGTCAGTCGATCCGCTTCTTTGTCGAGATGGCAAAGAGTTATGGCTACACCATCTACATCGATGAGTGCCGTCCATTCATGACGACATCGACCGTTATGGACGCGCTCTACGAGACGCCGAGTTGGTATCACCACTGGCACGTCAAGATCTTCACTGGGCAAGCAGGGAAGGTCTTCTATCACGACACCTTAGGCAACGTCAAAGAGCCTCTCTCTTGGTGGGGCGACAAGATCATTGAGTGCTTATTGCGTCGTTACGCTCCTGCTCACACTGTTTTGCATATTGGTTATATCCAAGGTTAATAGGAAAGTAAAAATGGATCGTGTTTTTCAATCTGGCGCAATATCCACGCCACCGAGCCCGCCGAATGCTGAAACGTCGAAGGGTTATCCAACCAATGGGAGTGCCTCTGGTGGCATCTCTGCCACGATTGTGGGTGACCACTGGTATCACGGCATCACAGAAGAGCTTTTGAACGCCATTAAGGGTGGTGGAGTCACGCCTGATATCAATCAGCTTGACCAGCTCAATCGCTCAATCGAGAACCGCATTAATCAGCGATTTAACGACCTTAAAAAGGCTCTTGAGCAGTCGGTTGCCGATGTGATGGGTCGAGTTGGTCAGCTTGGCATCCCGACTGGCGCAATCATGGCGTTTGACTTAAACGGCGCGCCGAATGACGGCTTCTGGCTTCCTTGTGACGGTCGCGCAGTCTCCCGCCAGACTTACGCTGCACTCTTTGCAGCAATTGGCACCCGACATGGCGCAGGTGATGGCCGAACAACGTTCCATCTACCTAATCTCAATGGACTTGTCCTTCAGGGCGCCAATGGTGGAAACGTTGGTCAGCAACTCGCACCTGCGATTCCGAATATTTATGGCACGTTCGTGGCATCCCCTGGCACTGATAGTGCTCCTCGTGAGGCTAACGGGGTCTTTGCCTTCGATGGTCAGCAATTTAATGCCGCCATTAAGCGTGGCGGTAGCGACAACTGGTCGTCTCGCTTCACGTTTGATGCGTCTCGCTCCAGTGGCGTATACAAGAACGGCGTGAACACGGTTCAACCGCCCGCCATGCTCGCTTATTTCTGCATCCATATCTAAGAGGTGAACAATGGATTTCCTTTATTTAGCAGATACTTCTGACACGCCACCGACAAAGCCGCTTAACCCTGCGACAGGTTATCCATCGAATGGAGATCCAGTCAATGGGAAAGCACCGACAACGCTTGGGGCTTGGATATTTTATGCGTGGAGCGAAGAGTTCAAAAACTTATTGGCCACATTAGGTATTGTTCCAGATGCAAACAACCTTCATCAACTAGCGGACTACTTCGCACGGTACAAGGCTGAAATCGCCGCTATGTTACCAGGCGATATGACCGACTACGCGACAAAGATGAAGGATATCGATAACAAATTGTCGAACCTAGATTTGTTTAAGCGGACTGCAGAAAGCACCTATGCCAAGACAGCAGA